GAGGCGCATGAACTCGGCGCCGGTCAGTCCGTCGTATGTCATGGCGTTGGTTCCTCGGCGGCTGGCGGGTCAGTCATGAAGGCCCGCGCGGCGGCGGCCAGGACACGCCCCACGCTCTGGCTGCGATAAAGCATCATATTGCGGTCGGCATATTGCACCCGGTCCAAGTGCGCGCGCGCCTCTTGCCTCTCGCGGTGCTGGCGGATCAGCTTCTGCGTTTTCGGGGTCGGGGGGTCGTTCCTGATGAACCATTTGATCGCTGGCTCGATGGGCGAAGGCCACAGCGCGCCGCGCTCCGGCAGATGGATGACGCCCCCGGCGGCATCGAGCATCCGCAACACCCGGCGTAGCGCGTTGCGCTCTTCGTGGGTCATGGCGTGGCCTCCAGCGCGGCAGTGGCAATCCTGGCGAGGCTGCGAAGGTTAAAGCGCGTGACGTTGCCGACCATGATGTCGAGCCTGATGCCGTGAGGCACCACTAGATCGCGCACCCGCTGCCAGTTGGCTTCATCGCATTGCGGCCAGTCATCCGGCACGGGTGGCACCGCTTCTACGATCTCGCGCAGGGCTGCCTCCAGGCGCGCGATGCGCTCGTCCCGGCGTACCAGGCGCGGTCTTCCCATGGCGGCTGCCTCCACGCTCGCCCAGCGTTCTGCGTTGCTCATGCCACCCTCCATCCATCGACCGGCTCGGCGCCGGCGCGCTCGAACGCGATGTCCCAGCTATCGCGCACGACGGGCTTGGCCGCGTCCTTGATCCAGGGACGCGACATCATCCCGTAGCGCGCACAGTCGCAACAATGATCCTCGGCGTCGGTGTCGATATCCTCGGGCCGCGCATCGTCGTGCTGCATCGCGGGCAACGTCCGGATGAGATCCCGCGCGGTGCTGAAGAACAGCGCCATCGGCCGCCCGTCGTCATCGCCCACCAGCCGCGACCGGAGCTGATCCCAGCCGCCCATCGCACCGCGGGATGGCACGCGCTTGTTGTCCGCGGGCCGGAAGATCACGCCTTGGCCCATCATCCGCTGCGCGATGCTCGGGCCGCCGTCCTCCGCGAATATGGCCGGATCGGCGACGCCCAGCATGGGCTGCGGGTCGTCAGTTTCCCGCGCCGCGATGCCCTGGGCCACTGCCTCGGCCGTGAGCTTCAGCCCCACGTTGGGCTCGCCCGGCCGCATGCCGTACCACTCGCGGTATAGGACGAGCGCGCCGCGGGCGATGTCGGGATCGGAGCCGTCGCTGACCGCCCACCAATGGCAGCAGAAGGGCCGCGCCGATCCCCAGTCGAACGAGCGGAACCGTGCCCAGTGTTCGGGAATGGTGCGTGGCGCGATGACGTGCCTGTCCAGGCTGAACTCGGGGAAGAACGCGCCGGACACGACCGACCAGTCGCCTTCCAGCCAGGCGCGCACCAGTTCGGGCGAGCCGCTGGCCTTGAGCCGCTGCACGTAGTCGGGCCCGAGGTAATGATTGTCCGAAACCCGTGACGGAATATAGATGCGATTGAGGCCGGTGGCCTTGTCGATGATCTTGCGCCAGCCCAGCGGTGCCGGATCGATGTATCGCGCGCGCACCCACTGGTGGCCGGGGCCACCTGGGTTGCCGGTGAGGCGTAAGCCCACGGGAATGCCTGCACCCGATCGCAGCGTTGCCATGAGTTTCAATATCGGCGAGGGCGATGGGAAGTTGCCAGCCTCCTCGACATACACGCGGGTGAACGACGCCCCTTGATACGTCTCAGCATCGGAATCTCGTTCCAGATACGCGTATGTAATGCGCGCGCCGTTCGGCATGTTGAAGCGCATCGGGTTGATCGTGGCGGTGGCGCCCAGCTTGGTGTAAATGGTTCGCGCGCGTTCAAACGTCTCCAGCAATTCGGTGCGTGTTCGGCGCACCATCAGGCCGATTGCGTCCGGGCCGTGCTTTGCCGCGTGCGTGACCCAGTCGCCGAGCACCGCGTCGGTCTTGCCGCCGCCTCTGGCCCCGCCGAAGAACACCTCGAAGTGCGGACATTTGATGAACGCGGTTTGCGGGCCGGCTTGCGGCGCCCAGGCGACCTCGATGGTTTGTGCCTGTGACATGCTCAGTCTTTCACCGGGTCATGCTCGATCGTTGGCGGCGCGTAGCGTGCCTGCCATTCGTTTTCGTCCTCGGGATCTGGCGGCACTTCGACGACGTAACGCACTGTCAACGGATTGTCCGGATCGCCGCTGAACTCGTGCTTGTCGCGCTGGCCGAGGATTTGCTTACCGAGCCAGATTTGCATGGTGGCATTGCCTGCCTGGGCGCTTTGCCACTGGACACGACGTAACGACATGCGGCCATTGCTGCGGGCGCGCTCAAGTATTTCCGCGAACTCTGTGTCCTCCTGCTTGCGGCGGATAAGTGTAGTTTCATGCACACCAAGACAATGCGCGATCTCCTTGTCGGTGCATTGGATCTGGGCAAGTCTGATAGCTGCGGCCTGGTCGAGTTCCTTTATCGGAGCGCCGCCTTCACCTGGCAGCGGGCCGCGAGTGCCGTTTTCTGGGCTGCGTTTCCTAGCCGCTTGCATAAGTTTTCTCTAGGGCATTTTCCGCGATAGCTGCGAACGGAGTGCCGTCTGGCCGTGTTGCGGTCTGTCCGGTGAAGTTCTGCCATCGGGTGACGGCTACGTCGCAATAGGCTGGGGTCAACTCGACGGCGTGGCAGCTTCGGCCTGTCATCTCGGCCGCTATGATGGTGCTGCCGCTGCCGCAGAACGGGTCGGCGATGGTGCGCGCCATGTCGGTCACGTCGATGATGGAGCACAGCAGATCGACCGGCTTTTCGGTGGCGTGCAGCTTGTTGCCGGTGCGCTTGGCCTGGATCACGTTGCCCTGCGCCTTCTTGGGGTTGAACGGCGACTTGACCCGGATGCCGCACATGATCAGTTCGTGCTGCATGCGCCAGCCCGCGCCCATGCCGGGCGTGCCCTTGTCCCAGACGATCATGTTCCGCACGCCGTAGCCGCTGCTTTCGATGACGTCGAACAGGTTCGTCCACATGCGCCAATCGGTGAACACGTAGACCACGCCCGCTCGGAAGTTGGGGATGGTGGCCTTCATCAGGGCCATGTATCCGCGCGTTGAGAGCGTGTCGTTGGCGATCATCTCGGTGCCGCGAGTGCCGACGCTGCCGGACGCCCGGCCCGCTTCCTGAAAGCCGCCGCTGCAATAGGGGGGGTCGGTCAGGATCATGTCCGAGGGCTGGCCGTTGCTGGCCGCTGCCACTGTGTCGGGGTGGATGCTGTCGCCACAGGCCAGCCGATGGCGTCCCATGAGCCAGATGTCGCCGGGCTTGGAGACGGGTTCGGCGGGCGGCTCGGGGACGTCGTCGGGATCGGTGAGGCCGGGGGTGGGTGCGGCGAGCCATGCGGCGAGTTCGTCGTCCGCGAAGCCGATCAGCGACAGGTCGAAGTCCATGGCCTTGAGCGCTTCGAGTTCGGTGCGGAGGAGGTCGGCGTCCCAGCCGGCGTTGAGGGCGAGCTGGTTGTCGGCGATGACGAGGGCGCGGCGTTGGGCGGCATCGAGGCCGGCGAGCGTGATGGTGGGGACCGTGGGCATGGCGAGGGATTGCGCGGCCAGGAGGCGGCCGTGTCCGGCGATGATGCGGGCGTGCTCGTCGACGAGGATGGGGTTGGTCCATCCGAAGGCGGTCATGGATGCGGCGATTTGCTGGATTTGGGCGGGGCTGTGGGTGCGCGGGTTGTTCTCGGCCGCGGTGAGGTCGGCGGTGTTGCGGTAGACGACGCGGAGCTTGTGGGGTTCGGCGTTCATATGGCGCGGCCGGTTCGCAGGATGTGCGCCAGAAGCTGTTGAAATAGTGGGTTTTGTGGTGCGTTGGCGGCCCAGACTTCGGGCGGGGTCGGGGTGATGCGTGCGTTCGGTATCCAGCCCTGGTCGGTGGGGACGGGGATTTCCATGCGAGGGTCGGCGGAGGCGACGGGTTTGCGTTCTCCGGTGGGTTCCCAGTCCCAGAAGTATCCGGGAGGCATGTCGGTGCGGTTGCTGTGGCTCATGGCGCTGCGGCTCCCCCATTGCGGCCGACATACCCCGTACAGCCCCACAGATGCCCGTACAGGGCGGTCAGTGCCGCCTCTGGCTCTGGGTCCCCGCAATAGCCGCAGGCGTGCCCGTAGAGGCGTGGGCGGCCGCATTTGGGGCATGTGACGATGATGGCGGCGCGGGTCATGGCTGGCACCTGGCGAGGATGCGCTGGACGATGCTGCTGATGTGCTGGGGGCGTCGGGCAGATATATGTGCCCGCGCCATTCCGCCATAACGGTGCGCCATAACCGCCTCAGGATTGGGTTGGTTTCCGCCATAAAGTGGGGCCGTAGGCCCCTTATGGCGGAACACCATCCCCGGCGCCGTTTTGGTCGCCATAACCGCGCCATAAGATCCGCCATAAGAGGTCATGAACGATCTCCCGGACGTTTGGTGTTATCGACGCGCAAGCCGGTGCGGAATTTGCCGTCGTCGTTCTTGTAGGTGTCCATGATGAGCACGCCGTTGGCGATCCATGTCTTGATGACGCCGGCGGCCTGGCCCTCGGTCATGCCGAACATCTCGACGAGGACGGCGCCGGCCCAGCGATCACCGCCGCCCCTGCGGGTGTTGGTGTAGCGCGCGCCGCCTGGCAGTCCTGCCGCGATGCTATCGAGTGCCGCGTTGCAATCCGGCTCGGGCATTTTGTCCCATACCGATGGCGGTTCCCACGGCTCGATGACGACGACGTTGTCGCCGCGGTCATAGGTGTCGTCGGCGTTGTCGAGGGTGACGGTATCGAGATGGAACCATGTCGCCTTCGGTGCGCGCGGTGCCATGTTGGCTTTTGCGTCGTCGAGCCGGACGTATTGAAGACGTTTTTCGGCAGTAATGCCGAGGGCTTCGGCGTCTTCCTCGGTCATGGTTGAGAGCAGCAGGCCGACGCGGGCGCTATCGGTCAGCGCCTTGGCGCCACGGGCTGACTCGATGCTGTCCACTGGTCCCTTGCGGACATGGTGGGCGAGGACGACGGCGCAGTTGCCGGCGCGAGCGACCCGACGCCATGCGGCTGCGGCCTGGATCATTTGCGGGTTGGAGTTCTCCTCCAAGGTGTGGCTTTCAGCGAATGGATCGACTGCCAGCACATCGATTTTCTCATCCTTGATCCGATCGATGATGGCGTTCTCGTCTGGATGGACGACGCTGAATCCCTCACCGCTGCTGGCTGCGATATTGACGCCTCGGCCGGGCGGCGAGACGAAGAAGCGGCCGTTGAGGTCTTCGTTGGTGATGCCGTAGCGCATAGCGAGCGCGGTGACGCGGCGGTCGATTTCGTCCTGGGGATCTTCGAGGTTGAGCAGAGCCACGTTGCACCGCTGATGGATGCGGGCGCCGAGCAGGGTGCGGTTGGTTGCCACGGACATGCACATGCCGAGCAGCAGGCTGGACTTGCCGGTGCCTCCCGGTCCCACCAGCAGGGTGACGAAGCCGCGGATGAGATGGTTACCGTAGAGCCACTGGCGATGCGGGATGGAGCGGGGCGCAATGATGCGGATCGGGTTAAGCTCGAATGCCTCGCGTGGCTTATCGCGTGACTCCTCGCTGCCGACGACTGCCAGCTTGGGGCGAGGTTTGCCTGCATCATAAGCGGCGAAGATCGGTTCATCAGCCATGATGGCGCCCTCCGCTTGGCAGGGACCACCAGACTTCATCACGCACGACGTCGCGGACTTCATCCTCGGTGAGCGGGAAGCCTTCCTCACCGTTGACGCCGTGAGCCTCCGCAAGCAGCGCGCGTGATGGCTTGCGACTCCCGATCATGGGTTCAAGCAGCCGCTTAATATGATGCGCGGCGAGTTCTCGCCGGGCGTGCATATCGGCCAGCTTCAGCGTCAGGATGTGCCGCGCAATGCGGAAGACGTCGACGGGATCGTGATGGATCTGGCCAGTGCGGGCGCCGCGCATAGCGGTTGCGAGTAGCGCGCTATCTGCTTGATTTCGTGTGAGATATCCGCGTGCGACTGGCCGTGCCAGGCTGGCGGCGAGCGTGTATGGCCGAGCGTTCATGACGCACCCCTCTTGCGTCGGCCCTGGCGCTTCAGCTAGAAAGGGGACAGCAACGTCGCTTTCTAGCGCACCGCCAGGTGCCGAATTGATTACCATTTCAGGCGCCCGACCGTTTCCAGCGGCCGGGCGTTCTGCATATTGCGGCACGCGGTGGCGTTCGTCCACGCTCATCACTGCATCCTCTCCGGTTCTCCGAATGATCCCCGCGACCAGGCGCCGTTGATCAGCCGCTTGCCCACCTCGGCCGCCATCGCCACCCGCATCCGCTCGTCCTCCTGCTGATCCAGCAGCACCGACAGCGCGAACCCCATGCACCCCACGGCTTCCGCCCATGAGCACTCGGCGTCATCGAGCGCCTCGCAGATCTGTTCCTGAAGCGCGATGATGCGCTGGCACTGCTGGGACAGCGGGGCGAGGGTCATAGGCCCCTGGCCTTGGCCAGCCGCTCGACCGCTTCGACGAAGCTGAGCCCGCTGTCCGTCATCAGCACCGAAATCGCGTCTTCGCCCACATCCGCCAGTGCCGCCTCGGCCTCCTGCGCCTGCTCCTGCCAGCACGGCTCGCAGTACAGCCAATCGCCGGGGGCGGCAGGGCGCTCGCCGCAGCGGATGCACGGGTCGGTCATGCCGCGGTATCCTCGGCGTCGCCCTCACGAGCGAGGATTTCCTCGACCGTGGTCCGCGGCTCATCGAACCACTCGGGATGGCGGTCGATCAGCGACTGATCGCGCTCGGCAGTAATCCGGATCGAGTCAGACAATTTGAAACGTATATCGATGGATGCCTGGAACTCCATCAGCCCGCATTTGCCGCGCTCCTTGCGTGCGGCGAGCGGACCATCAGTAATGCCGATTTCCTCGTCCAAATACCCAAGCTCGTAAATCGATACTTGGGCGGCAGCATAGGCTTTCTCGGCGCTGCTGCTGCCTTTCCGCGCCGCAGGGCGATCTCGTCCGCCGTCCTCTATTACCGCCACTTTGCAGCCAAGCCGCATGACGTGGCGCCCATCCTCATCGAGCCGGTTGGTTCGCTCCAGATGTTCCAGAAGCTGCTCCGAGACGGTCTGGGTAACGTAGGCATCCAGGCCGCGCGTCTGGGCAAATTTAAGCCGTTGGATCGTAACCGACAGCCCTTCGACTGCGTTCACTGTTTCATCCCCCTGTCGAACTCATCGAGCCACTCTTTTGCCTTCGGAAGTTCAATGGCGAAGGCGTGGTCAAAGCCGTGGTAACGCGCGGCCAGGAGCCGGTCGGCCGGATCGACTGTGTTAAGGTTCCGCAGCGCCATCAGCGCCTTGTGCCACCGGGCCGGGGCACCGTTCGGATCGAACAGGGTGGCGAGTTCCTTGGACGCTGCCGCCCGCGTTTCTTGCAGCTTGTTCAGTTCGCCTTCGTCAACCGGCTCATAGGTCTTGTTTTTGTAGGTGATCGAACGGCCGAGCGCCGAGGCCAGCGTGACCAGCATGACCGCGCTCGGCTTGCGGTTGCTGATCTTGCGGACCAGCCGAACCACTTGAAGGTCGGTGGGCGCGTCCAGTTCGGCCTTCGCCTCGTCACGCTGCTCGATAGCCCTGGCCAGCTTGGCGCCGAGGTCGTCAAGCAGCTCCTTGGCTTCGTCCAGCGTCGCGTCGGCGGTTTGCGCCTCAGCAAGCTCGGCCTGGATGTCGGCGATCTGCTGGTCGCGTGCGGCGAGGTCTTCGGCCTGCGCCAGACGCTCTTCTTCAATGGCACGCTCGACGGCCTCGCGCACCGCCGCCTCGACCATGGCCTCGGCATCCTGCTTGGTGATGTGTTCGCCGTTCGTGGCCCGATCCACTGCTTCATCGCGCACCGATTGCGGAACCTCAGGACCGGACAGCGCATACAGCGCAGTGGCATCGATAGTGAGGGCGGGCAAATGCGCAAGGCTTGCGCTTTTGAATGCCTCCGCGACGTTCATATATGCCTGTGCTGTTCTGGCTGGCCATCCGAACTCGGTTTCGAGCCAGGGCAGCCATTCGCCGTGGGCAACCTCGGCCTTGGCCGCGATGAGTTCGTGGCCGATCTCGATGATGCAGCCACGGGCGACATTGACGAGGCTGCGGATGCGTCCCGCCCGCGCGTTGAGGTTGACCTGAATCAGTTCGCCATCGCTCAGTTCATCAACGAACAAATCGGTCATGCCACCGCCTCCGCATTTCGTTGCACCGGGAAATGCACCCGCCCCGCCCGCGGGATGTGCCAGGCGTCGATGAGGCGAAGCGTGTCCCACTCGTCGCAGGCGATGCCGCACTGGCCGCCGCTGGCCAGGATGGCGGCGATGACCGATTGCTGCGGATCGGACAGGATGCCGTCCCGCGCCTTCAGCTCGATAAAATGCGCCCGGCCGCGAAACATGAGGAAAAGATCTGGAATGCCGGCACACAGGCCGCGCGCCATGCGCGTCGCCGGGAACCTGCCGCCGTAGTTGGCGATATCGATCGCCCACCAACACACGCCCCAACCCGACACGCGGCCCGGAGGCGCGATTTCCAGCTTCAACGTCCCGCAGATCCGCGTCTGCATCGGGTGTTCAGCTTCACGCACCTGCGTCAGTTTGAACGGCCGGGGCTTGCGGACTGTCGCGCTCATGCGGCCGACCTCCGCAGGTAGGCAATGCGACCGTGGGCGACACAGTATGGCCAGCCCGGCGCCGTTGGTGCGTAGCAGAACCGAAGGCGGGGCTTTTCGCCCTGCGGCCATTGGCATTGCCGCACCTTCCCGGTCGGCACCAGCCACAGCTTGAGCGGAACCTTCGGCCGCCCAGGCGCCGCCGGGTCCGGCAGCATCGGCAACTGCACCGGGGCACGCACATCCGGCGCTACCCGTGCCACGTTCGCCATCGCCGCCGCCGCCTGCGCCCGCGGCCCGAGCCCGATCTTGCGCGCCCGGCATATGATGGTGGAGCGCGA